CCCACCAGGTGGTGGGCAGCTTCTTGTTGTTGGTACTCGTGTATCAGCAGTCGACCTATATAAAGAACTTCGTAACCCACAGCATTACACGGATGGCGTCCTTCCGTGGTCATATTTGTCCATGCCAGCAGTACTTGAGTACGCTGACAATCCAAAGGATTGGAAAACCCTTTGGGCTAAATCTGAGCAACCTCTCACAGACACTGACGTGCCTGACGAGAATGGTTACTTTGACCGATGGACAGGCGAACGCTTAACGGCGGTTCGCAACGAGGCTGGTCCTTCCAAGTGGTCCTTGGTTTACCAGAACCTCGATATCGCGGAGAATGCAATCTTCGACCCGACATGCGTCAGAGGCGCAGTCAACGGAATGAGAAAATCGGGTGCTTTGGTTGCAGGCGCAGCGGGACATCCTGATAATGCACAGAACTTCTATCGCATTATCGGTATAGACCCAGCGATGTCAGGAGACACCGCAGCTGTAGCTTACGCAGTTGACCGCAGAACACACAAGCGCTATGTCATGGACGTTCACGTCATGAGCAGCCCCACACCTGCAGCGATTCGCAATCTGATTCGAGATTGGACGGATGCTTACCATCCTCATACTGTTATCGTTGAGTCCAACGCATTTCAGCTTTTCCTAACCCAAGATGAGGAAATTAGAAACTTCCTCTCTACTCGCGGTATTAACTACCGCCCCCACTACACAGGTAATAACAAGCAAGACCCAGAGTTTGGTGTAGCTTCTCTGGCTCCGTTGTTCGGCACTATCATGAAACGTGATGGCAATAACAACAACTTGAAGCATGCTGGCGATAACATAATTGAGTTACCAGACTCTTCACGTAATGAACATATCAAGAAGTTAATAGAACAGTTAGTCGTATGGCAACCAGGAGTTCAAGGCAGAAGACTAAAGATGGATGCTGTAATGGCTCTATGGTTCTGCGAGATTGTTGCCCGTGATGTTTTGTTAACCTCAAGTAATGTGCCAAATTTCTTAAAGAATGAATTTACTCCTCAGAAGCAAATCGAAGATAGGTACATTGTTAACCTAGATGATTTAGCTGCTGCACAGCGAATAGTGAGAATGTAATAATGAAAGAACTTGTACACGCATATGAGCAATTAAAGGCTCGTAATTCCGAGCGCGATAAACGCATGCGCGAGGTTGCACTAGTCCGTTCTGGAAATGCAGACCAAGTATTTCGTGGTTTGTTACCAGAAGGAACATGGTCTAAACCTATTATTGCCAACCTTATCGATGTGGTTGCTCGCGATGTTTCTGAGCAGGCAGGCGTATTACCTACCATAACAGCTGCTGGAGATTCATCCCTTGATGATTCACAGCGTTCTAAGGCTGATAAGAGAACTAAGATTGCAAATTATTATGTTGCCTCTTCTCGTCTTGGAACAGAGCTACTGCGTGGCGCAGACCAATTAGGAACCTATGGTTTCTGTGTATTTAGAGTAGAACCTAATTTCAAGGAAAATAGACCACACATCCATGTAGAAAACTCCATGGGTGCATATTACGACATGGACAGGTTCGGAGAAGTATCTGTCTATTGTCGTTCGTATTATCGTAAAGCTGGAGATTTAGCAGCGCTATACCCAGAATACGCAGACAAAATTCTAAAACCAAATTCATTTGGTCAGACTGCAAGCGGAAACGAATTACTTGAGGTAGTTCGATGGACCGACAAGAAACGTGCGGTCATGTTCATACCAGAACGTGGGGGCATAGTACTTGCCGAAATACCAAACAAAATCGGTAGAGTCCCAGTTGCGATTGCTCAGCGTCCTTCGCTTGATGGCGAAACCAGAGGTTCGTTCGATGACGTTCTACCAGTATATGCAGCGAAAGCGCGTCTTGCTTTGCTTACTATGGAAGCTGTTCAGAAATCTGTTGAAGCTCCTCTTGCTCTTCCCAATGATGTTACTCAGCTTTCCATTGGTCCTGATTCGGTCATTCGTTCGAACAGTCCTGAGAAAATACGTCGTATAAATTTAGACGTACCACAGTTTGCTTTTGCTGAGAACAACGTCCTAGCAGATGAAATGAAGTTGGGAACAAGATTCCCACAAGCACGTGCAGGACAAGCAGAAGGTTCTGTCGTTACTGGTCAGGGTGTCAAGGCACTTATGGCTGGGTTCGATTCACAAATTAAAGTTATTCAATCAATACTTGGCGAAGCAATAGGTGGAGCAATCTCCATTGCGTTCGCTACAGACGAAGCATACTTCCCAACATTGACTCGCGAAGTATCTGCAACAGCTAATGGAGTTCCATATAAATTAAAATATAAGCCATCAATCGACATCAACGGAAACTACGGTGTAACAGTTGAATACGGATTGATGGCAGGTCTTGACCCTAACCGAGCATTGGTATGGGGTCTGCAAGCAAGAGGCGATAAGTTAATATCTCGCGGAATGTTACGTCGTAACTTACCAATCTCCCTTAATGCAGGAGAAGAAGAGCGAGCAATTGATATAGAAGAAATGCGTGATTCACTCAAAGCATCCATCTCGCAGCTTGCAGCAGCGATTCCTCAAATGGTTTCGCAAGGACAAGACCCAATGCAAATTGTTGAGAAGATGGCAGTAGTCATCGATGAACGTAAAAGAGGGACCTCGCTTGAAGATGCGGTAGCTAAAGCGTTTAAGAAAGAACCAGAACCAGAACAACCGCAATCGCCAGAAATGGCACAACCAGAACAACCTATGGGTATGGGTGGCGGTATGCCACAGATGCCACAAGGTAGACCAGCAATGCAAGAGTTGCTAGCAGGTCTTACTGGTGGAGGAAATCCAAATCTAGCAGCGAGAGTCACTCGCCAAATACCAGCATAACAAGGAGAAACAATGTTTGGAAAACAAGGAAAGCATGCCCCAGCCCCAACTTCTACAGCACGTATCGGTCAGAAGCCTGGTGGTAAGGGAATTGGACTAGGAAACGTACAGAAAGCCCCAGAAGTAAAGGGCATCAAGGGCAACAACAACAAGATTAAGTAAGGATAACCATGGCGAAAAAGACAAGTAAGAAACCTTACAGGTTCCGCCAAGCCAGAAAAGACGCTAAATCTGCATCAAAGAATACTTTCAAGGGAAACAAAGCTTCAGGAACAAAAGCTAAAGTAAAAGATATTACTACAAAGCAAACACTTGAAGATAGAGAAGCCCTTAAGGAATTAAGCGATGCAAAGAAGCGTCAGGCATCTGGCAAGCCTGATTATATCGTTGACGATAAAGGTCAGAAGGTTTATGTAAAGGCAACCGAAACTTCGGAAGAGCGTATTGCTCGTGACCGTCGTGAGGCTAAGGCAGCAGTTGACCGCCAATATGCGGATGAAGATGCCAAAGAAGCCAAGGAAAAACCAAAGAAGAAGACTGTCAAGAAAGCTGCTACTAAGGTAGATTCGCCAGCAAAGAAGCCTGCCGTCAAAAAAGCAGGTACTTCCGCTGGGACGATAAGCAAGCCAACGCTTCCACCTAAAGATGTTATTGAAGCAGATTTTAAGAAAGCTACAGCCAAAACAAAGAAGCCAACTCGTGCAGAGAAGTCTGCTATGAATAAAGCTAGATGGGCTTCTATGACAAAGGAAGAGCGTAAAAACTGGAGCAAAGCCAATGGCGGAGCACCAGATACTAAACCTGCTGCTACTAAAGCAGATACTCCTGCGTCAAAGCGTCCAACTCTTGCAGACCTAGAAAAGAATGAAGCCAAAGGTTTAGATGATGCAAAGAAGCGCGTCGCTGCAAAAAATCAAGCTCTAGCTAATTCTGCCAAAGGTAAGACTCAAACACCTACAGCAACAGAAGCTAAGAAGAAAGCAGCAGCTAATCCAGAAGGACGTAAGAAGATTACCGTAGATGGAAAAACTTCTACTGCTGATAAACCAACTGCTGGAAAACAAGCTATAGATAAAATGAAGGCAGAGGCTAACGCTAAAGCTACAAAGAAGGACAAGCCAAAGTTTAAAAAAACCAAAGTCGTTGCTAAAGGCGCACTTCTTGCTGGGCTTGTTGGCGAAGTAGGTAGCATTCTTAAAGGTTCTACCAAAAAAGACTTTGATGAGATTATGCGTCTTGAAGCAAAGCTTGCTGAAGTTACTGGAAAAGAAGGAAAAGGCGCTTTTACAAGAGGTCGCCAAGGAGCTCAGCAACAATTATCAAGCATTCTTAAAAACTCAGCCATGGGTCTTAGTGTTGGTAAAACCCGACGTGACCGTATGGACGAGCTTAATCGTATGATTGCTAAAGCTTCTGGAAAAAACAAAGAACTTAGATATGGCAAAGATGGTTCATCTCTTGTACCTGGAACTGCAGCATATAAGGCTGGTTCTAAAACAATGCCAGCTTATGGAACTACTCCAACTGGTGGTGGTTCTACATCAAAAACTGACAGTAGATACACCGTAAAGAGAGGCGATAATTTATACAATATCGCTAAGACCGCAGGGTTAACTCTGGCAGAGATACGAGCAGCAAATCCTGAAATCATGAAGAAGAAAAAGTACAAGCAAGGCGCAATGATTTGGGCAGGAACAAAGGTTAATATTCCAAAGAAGAAGTAGGTAAATAAATGTCAATGATGCAGCCATCTGGTCCAGGTAAGTTTGCTAAACGTACTGACCGACAAGGCATAAAAAGACTTCCTGATGCTGCCTACGGCGAGCAAAAAGAATTTCAAGAACAACAGCAGGGTGCGCCCATGGCTAGGTCTAATCAACCACAGCCAACTGCCAACCCGATGGCTGGCATCGTTCCATTAAATGCACCAACCCAAAGACCAGATGAGCCTGTTACTACAGGCGTAGATATCGGTCCTGGTGCTGGCAGAGAGATACTTGGGATGAAAAGTCCAATTGATAATCAGTT